AGTTGCTATTTTTTATCGGGCGGGGCTGAGTCGAAGCGACGGACAAGAGGCACACCGTGCTTCTTGGACTAAATTACTGCTTGTCCGTCGGGTAACGCTTCGCGTAGGACTCCGACTGGTACATTGCGTACGTGCTCGTCGGGTCCCATGATAGGAACTTGTTCACCGGGTTCACAATGTACAGATCTGGGAAGTCGTACGGCTTGTCGGCGTAGTACTTGTTGTTGCGGGTGGTCATCTGGGAACGCAGAGCGTCATCCGTCATGACCATGACCTCGTAATTAGTGTTCTTGGGACCGTAGTACATTCCCTCCTCAATCATGAGGAGTCCGGGCTGAAGCACGCTGCTCGGCATATTAATTGTAGTTGATATTTTTTATTAGTCCCGAGTCCGCCTTGAGGTTCTTGCCGGCGAACAAGTCGCAAAGCGACTTGTCCTTTAACGACCGTTGCCACCGCGAATCTGGACACGCTCGGGTCCGCGGGCATACGGACCGTCGGGGTTGCATGAGGCTGGATCGTCGCGGCACATGGGGGCGAACGGCTTGCCGAATGCGGCGTTAGTGAATGCCGCCTGGTCGTTCGGCCACGAGGACGCAGCCGTCGTGTAAAAGTTGCGCTCGGCGTCGCGTTTACGCTCGAACGGGTGGATCGCCTTCCACTCGTTCTGAACCTCCTCCTTCATCGAGGGGTACCACGGAGCCTGCTGCGCGTAGCTCGGGTCGTCGCCGAGCAAGTAGTTGGCCATGGGGTTGTCGCGCGTCGGCATGCGCAGACCGCTCATCACCTTCGGACCCGTCGATACGGAACGCTTCCCGTCTGGGATCATGTTCATGGTGTACAGCACATAAAGAGCGGCAATGACGAGAGCACCTAGGGCAACGATACGAGCGTCTCGGCGAATCAGGTACGTGAGCACGACGGCGTACACGATGAAACGGGTCGTCGCGAGCACTCTCTCCTCGGCCGTCTGACGAGACGTCGGCCAAAAATCGAGGAGTTCATCTTTTGCAACGAGTTGGCGCAGATCAATCGTCATCTTCTATTGTGTGCTAATATATTTTTTCAAATCAAAGGACCCTTACCACCCTTGAGCAGGGAGGACATCAGACCGTTCATGCTGTTCATCAGAGCCGCCTCGTCGATGGTACCGTCGGGGGCGGTTGCCGTATCCTGGAGCTGGCTGGCACACTTCTGTGCCACAGACTCGATCATGTTCAGCGTCTCGGCTGGAAGAGCGGTGATGGTCGTGCCCAGAATGTACAGCGTCTGGAGGTACTGCCAGATGGCACCCTTCGTCGCCTCAGACAAGTCAGAGTTCCACAGACGAGGAATGTCCAGATCGTTCAGAAACGGCACCTCTGACGCGTGCGTCTGGAAAAACTCCTCATCCTTCTGCATCAGATGATTCGCAAATGGACCCACAGTCTCCATAAACTCCTTCATGGGCTTTTTCGGATTCGCCTTACGCAGAAGCACGAACGTGTTCTGGTACTTTACCAGCTTCTTCTCATTGGGAAACGTGAGAACAAGCTCGTCAAGAAACTGCTGCATCATGTCGTTGAAAGCGTTGGTGGTGGTCGCCATTGACGAATCATGTATCGACTACTTTAAGCCTGTGACCAACAGGCGAAGCCTGTTGTACTTCGCATGTCGGGCAACAACGGGCTTCGCCCGTTGGATTTAGGCCCTAAATGGCGTGGTTGAAATCGTCTCTTGATGTCCGTTCCCCTGGTGGACGATGATGTACACGAGCAAACCGACGAGGAATGCGGGCTTGAAGTATGCCGAGTTGGGAAGCGCTTTTTCGTTGTTCATAGATGCGCGAATGTGAATGTAAGCGATAGTCGCTGCGGCTGCAATCAGAGCAGCGCTCATAGGCTCACGGAAGTAGTGATCAGCCATCTACTAATCAAATAGAAATTATTTATCCGGTGCGTCGTCGAACAGCGTCTCATGGTGAACCTTGACTGGAACCTGTTTCGTAAGGCCCTCTGGCGCCGCTGGCGTTCCCGGCTCGGGTGTTCCAGCTTCGGGCATCGGAGTTCCCGCCTCCGGTGCTGGCGTCCCCGCATCCTCCGGTGCTGCAGGCGTTCCAGCCTCTGCGCCCTCGGGCAACGGCGTCGCGACGGGCGTCGATTCCTCGCCGTCCTCGGCCATCTCCGGGTCAGCGGGGTCCGTCGGGTCCTGGTTGGCACCGCCCATGTCCAGGTCACCTGTAAAATTCGGTATGTACGTATCGAGGATTTGTTGTACCGGAATAAAATCATCAATCACCTCCTTGATCAGTTCGGTGAATCGAGCCCCCATCTTGATGCGACGATCCTGGTCGGACATTTTGTCAACCACGACGTACGGATCCTCGTACAGGCTCTTGGCCGCGGCGATGTAGCACGAATGGACAAACACGTCGTTGGATGGCAGCTTGATGTTAATCTTCTTCGAGTCGGACGAGATACGCACGGCGGACATGATCTTGACCGAAATGACAAACACAGCGGCGAGCAAGTTGGGGAACATGGAGCATGACTTGATGATGGCGTCCGCGTGCTGCTTCACGATGGTGTTGTTCCAGTGAGGCACCTCCTGGAGCAGGGTCTGGTAGTGGATGAGCGTCTGACGGCCCTTGGACACCTCGATCGCCTTTTTGTACATTTCGTAAAAGGCGTCGATCATGACGGGCGTCATGGCGTTACACAGCTTGATCATAAACTTGCGTTCGGCCTCGACGAGGATAGCCGTCGAATCCATTGATGTTAGCGGGTTTATTTTTTTCCACGCAATTTCGCAGCCGTCTTTTGCAGATTCGCGAGCGACGGCAGTGCGATGCTCCTCGTGGATTCTTCTTCAGAGTGGTCGATGACGACGGGACCCTTTGGTTTCGCACACCAGCTGACGCCCAGTGTCCCCTGCGCCACCTTGATCACCTTGTACCCCAGGCGATCCAGCTGACGCTGAATGTACACGGTCGTCGTTTCGATGTCGTACGCCGGGTACCCTATCGTGAATGGTGGAATTGTCAAAAACAGTGAACGCTCGCCAAGTTCTGACGCAGATTTGATTTTGCGACAGAGCTGTTCGAGAATGGCTCGGTAGGTTGCCTTGCGAACCTCGAGCCTTTTACGCTCTCGCTCAGCGAGATTTTGCGCTGAAATCATTCCTAATTAACGGCTAGAAACAACGGTGCCGTTCTGAGCCGCGGCGTTGGAGTTGTTTCTCTCCGCCTGACGCATCTGCTCCAGCCAAATGTCGAGCTTACCCTGGTAGCCAGGAACCTGGGTCTTCAGGTCGGCAAACTGCTTGTCCAGGACAACCTGCGTGTCCTCGAACGTGGTGTACGAATCGCTGGGACCGAAAGGCTCGAAGACATCAGAAGCGCCGATGCCGGGCTGGGGCTGCTCGGAGAGCTCGAGGATGTTGCCGTCACCGTCCGCCTTGATGTCGTACTGGACGCCAAAGTAGCCACGTGTGTTGATGAACATGATCCGGGCGTCGTACATCGATGACCCCTGCTCACCCTGCATCGAGTTGATGTAGATGGTCTGGACGGGGTACACATCAGGGTTCTTCGCCTGAATGGCGTTGATGATGGTCTGGATCGTCGCAGGGTTGACAGCCTTCTGGTCGCTGACGTTCACGAACGCCTCACCGCGCATGAAGACGCCGCGATTCCACAGCAAAAATCCCAAAATTGCCAGAAGGAGAAATACGACAACGTCCTTCATATTACTAACAGGCGAGAAAAAAGTCCTTTCCACGGTGGTGGAAAGTCCGCTGCGTCGCCTCCCTGGGTACAAAAAGTTATCCAGTAGTAGGATGGCCACTCTGGTCTACAGCGACAAGTGTCCATATTGCTCTCAGGTGATCCAGGAGATTCGGGAGAACCCGGCGCTCATCCATATGATTCGGTTCCATAACGTGTCGACTCAGGGCGTCCCGTCGAGACAGATTACTCGCGTACCCACCCTGGTGACGAACGACGGTCACCTGCTCGTCGGAAATGACGTGCGTAAGTGGATCGAATCGATGAAACCAGAGGAGCGCGTCGAAGAATTTGATCAGACGGTTCTTTCAGGCGCTGCACTCGACGATACGCACGAAAATGAGGCTGGTGACTATTTCGACATTGAACACTTCAACATGCCCCTGGCGCCGCCGATGACACGCGAGCTCGAGGAAAAGGTGAACAGAAAGGTGACTGACGCATATCAGAAGGGTATAAAGTGAGCCTGCGTTTTGTGGGTATGGTTCGTCTCAAGACGATTCAGGCGAGTGCCTTTCGGACCGTCTTTGAGGTGCTCAAGGATATCATCAACGATGTTAATCTCGTGTTCCGCCCAGAGGGTCTCATGGTTGTCACGCTCGACACGGCGCGCGTGACGCTCGTCCACTTGGTCATGCCGGCGGAAAACTTTGAAGAGTATCACTGTGAAGGTGAACACACGGCTGGCTTGAACGTCTCAAACACGTACAAGCTGCTCAAGTCGGTGACCAACACGGACACGCTGAGCATGTCGATAGACGATGCATACCTGCTGCACATTCACATTGAGAATGCAGCGAAAAAGTCGTCGACGTCGTTCGAGTTTAAGCTTCTGGACATCAACGACGACATGTTGTCCGTGCCCGAGATTGAGATGAATGTCCTGACAACCATCCCGAGCGTCGATTTCCAACGCGTGACCCGCGACATGAACAACCTGGCTCAGGATATTCGAATCACGCGTAAGAAGAATACACTCGAGCTCGAGTGTGAGGGTGGGTTTGCGAACCAAAAGACTGTCCTCGAGTGTGTCGAGCCCGGGAAGGACAAGCCGCTCGGGAATGTGTTTTCGCTCAAGTACATCAACATGTTCACCCGGGCGACGAGTCTGTGCTCGAGCGTCCAGCTGATGCAGCACGAGGACGAAGACAACATGCCCATCGTGTTCCGGTACACGGTTGCAAACCTCGGTGAACTCAAGTTTTACTTGGCACCGAAGGTGGATGGTTAAATACTCTTGGTACAAAATTGTCCGGTGCGAATTCATCCAACGGGCAAGCCCGTTGTCTGTCAAACATCCAGGCGTGTCATTTGACCGAGGACGTTCTGAATACGAACTGTACCGGACACCTTTTTGACGAGGATCCATTTGATTCCCAAGGAGATTCTCAACCCTCCTGAGAATGAAACTGTAAAGTGGGGCCGAGGGGCATAAATGTCGAATGATACCGGCGACTGTGTCGGGCCTGCGTGTCTCCTGACGATTTCAGTACAGATTATCGGTTTCCTGTCTTCGTCGTTGACGAAAATGGCACTGTGTACCGGAATTGAAAAACGAGGGATGATGTTCCTGATGGGCCATTGTCCGAGGTGCGTGTACAGCTGACCCCCAAAGTAATAATCGACGTGTCCCTGTTCGTCTGACCTGAATTCGTCAACCGGTATCAACTCGTCTCCGTCGTGTCTGAACATTTGATGAACCTGAAAGTTCCTTGGTCTACATTGTTCGATGAGATTTAGTGCCCACATTAACTAAAAGAATCAGATATAATAAAAAGAATGGAAGGACGCTACCAAGAACGCCTGGCAGAATTTCAAAAAAGAATATCTAAAGGGGATTTGGTTGCGCAACAGGAAATGTACGACTACATGGCGGAATGTATTCCTTTATTGATGGAATTTGAATCCGCCGGTGGAAAGAAGAAGGATGTTTACGAAAAGTACATGACCACCGTCGAAGGAAATCACTTGGCACCAATGCCAAAGAAAAACCCGGGGTACATGCCGAAATGTAAAGGGTGTGGTTCAATAGACCATACGCTCGATGACATGACGAGCGACATGATATGTCTCAAGTGCGGGATGACGGATTACGTTCAATGTCAAGAGGTGGGGTTCAAGGAGGAGCAGGAGATGGAACGTCACGTCGTCTATTCGTACCGGCGTGAGAACCATTTCAATGAATGGGTCAATCAGTTCCAAGCGAAAGAGTACACGAGCGTACCCCAAGAACTGATTGATCAATTGCAGCTCGAAGTGAAAAAGCAGCGCATCAAAGACAAGTCAGACCTGACGCACCGCAAGGTGCGCGAAATGCTCAAGAAGATTCACATGAATAAATACTATGAACACGCACCCTACATCACAACGATTCTCAACGGGGTGAAACCGCCAACCATGCCTCAAGCCTTGGAAGACCGCCTTCGACTCATGTTTGGTCAGATTCAAAAGCCTTTTGAGAAACATTGTCCCGAAAACCGTAAAAACTTTTTGAGTTACAGTTACGTCCTTTACAAGTTCTGTGAGTTGCTCGGCGAGGATGAATACCTCCTGTGCTTTCCGTTGCTCAAGTCGAAGGAGAAGCTTTACAAACACGACATTATTTGGAAGAAGATTACTGCTGATCTGGGTTGGCAGTGGATACCGACGTGTTGATTGCAACGCCCGTATTTGGGTCGATTTCGATAGTGGCACCCTTCGGGATGTTCGGAGGGTCATTCAGACGCGCCTTGGCACGTTTACGCTGGAGTTTCTCGTACTCGGTCGGGAACCACCAGTCGATAATCTCACACGCCCGGATGGTCAAATAGTACATGAGAGACATGATTCTGTACGACATCTTACTTTCATTGTCCTTGACAACGGCAGCCGTCGCACGCTTCATCTCTGGCGTAAACATTTGATTTAAAATGTCTGGTGCTTTTAAATGATGAAATTTATCGTCACGCTTTTGGGCTACAAGCCCAAGGATGTTACGCGCAAAAAGGCGAGTCCGCCAAAAAAGACGGCAGCCAATATAGAAAGAAAATTCAAGAGTCTGTTGAAGAATGGGTACTCGATAAATCGAGCACGTTACCTTTCGAAGATGTGAGGTCCTCAACCTCCAGATCGCTTCCCGAATTGGGAAAATTGATCAGGACAGCATCAGGCAAGCCCAGGAGCTTCATGTACATGCGCGTCTGGATACGGTGTTCATCCTTGAGCGCCTTGACGGATTTCAACTCGACGATGATACGTGAATCAACAATCAAATCAGCACGAATGTTTCCAATCGCATGGTCGTCAAACATGATTGGAACGATTCGCTCCGTTTGATACGGGATGTTCAATTTTCGCAAACCAACCTCCATGGCGTTGTGGTATACGCGTTCCGAAAACCCGGGCCCGAGGGATTGCCAAACTCGGATCGCCACCGACCGTATGTGATCCTTCATACTGAAGACTCTGCGGGGGGAGGGTTTAGGTTGAAGATTGGCATATTCGCCTGCTGGATATTCTCAGAGCCGGAACGCTTGTAGAAACGCTTCTCGAGGACGGGGCTTCCACGGTACACGACGGGGAACATCATACCGTCAAACTTGGACGCATCGAGCGTCGCTTGGATCGACGCGATGATTTGTACCGGAAAAACGTCACCGGGCTTGAGCTCAAAGACCCAATCGTTCTTGGCCACCTCGACCATGTCGACAACCTCATCCTCGGGGGCTACGATACGATTGAGCTGATCGTGCTGGTACGCATTTGCAGTGACAAAACTCACGGGCACGACCGTCACGTCAGTCGGTCCCTCGTTGATACGGGCGCGATCGAGCCAATACTGCACCATTCCTACCATTTCTTTTAATCTTTGTTTTAAGTCCTTCCCGCCGCAGGTGGGAAGGCCGCCGCAGGTGGGAAGGCCGCCGCAGGTGGGAAGGCCTCCGCGGGTGGGAAGGCCGCTTCGCGGCGCTGTCCAATGGACAGCTATTTAATCTTTGTTTTATGTAGATGGAGACGACGTTGTACGTCGATTCCAGACAGAGGGATACGAAATTGTATCCTTCAGGGAACTCTTACACGCTGTTTCTTCAATCACCAGTGCACAACGTGAGCCAAGTAGACCTCATCTCCGCCAAAATCCCAAACACGATGTACAACCTGACGACGAGTTCGAACGTTTTCAAAGTGAGCACATCCAATGTGGCACTGAACCCTGGTTTTTACTCGACGTGTTCGCTCGTCGACACGTTCAACAATACGTCACAGGTGTCGAACGTCGCACTGAGTTACCTGGAGGCTGAAGGCAAATTCCTCTTCACGGGCAACTTGACGTCAGTGACGACCCTGACCCAGGAAATTTCAGACATTCTGGGTTTACCTCTTGGCACGACACAGGCGAGTCCCATCGCAACAAACGCCGTGTACAAAGGGTTGTACCCGACTGCAAATGCGTACGTGGTGTCGAGCAACATCGTGAGTCTCGAGATGAACGATTACGTCTGGTTGGACATTGAAGAGTTCCGGACACCATTCACGACAGATGCACGCAAATTGATTCTCAACCCCCAAGGCGTGTACACGACGACGAGCAATACATCAGCACGTTCGTTCGCCATCATACCGATGGATGTGCCGTCCGGTGGAATCAAATCATTCAAAGAGGCGAACGACTATCCCATTTACGTTTCTTTTCCATCGCGACTCGATTCGCTCGACCGACTCACCATCAGTTGGCTCGACCGAAACGGGAAACCTCTGGATTTCCACGGACTCGATGTCAACTCATTCACGCTACGACTTCATACGGTACACGTACCGGATCAAGTCGAACGTCCTGTCAGTTTACCGCCACCCGTTCCTTTCGAAAAGGACAATCAGAAGATTGTGTGGGGGGCTATAATCGCGCTCGTTATTGGTCTGATGTTGATTATTCTGGCTGGGAAGAAGAGACAGTGAGGTGTCGTAGGTCCGGTCGAAGCCATGCGAGCGTCCATGTCGCACAGAATGTGTCTTCTTCGTGTTTCTGAGGATGGTCCCGACACACGACGACTCGTCTTCCTGACAATTTTGAAATGAGATTACGGTTTAGATGTCCACTGTACCGGCTCATTTTGTGTGCAGGGTCAAACACACGTATTGTTCTTGACCCGATGAATTCATACGCCATAAAATGACCTTCTTCATCCGAAACGGGAGTATACAATGTCCCTTTTGGATGAATAATTCGGCGGCACTTTGATATGTCATAGTCACCTTTGCATCCTGTAAATTTTCGACGAAACGCCGGATCGTTCACCATTGTGTCCCATTTGGTTTTCATTTGCTCCATACATAACTTCCAAGTCTGTTCTTAATACCCATCCTCCGTCATGATGGAGATACCCTTGATGCGACGCTGCTCGGACTGGGTCGTCGCGCCTGGGGCGCGCCAAACACCGGTACGGTTGTACGCGAGGATGGCGAGGACGAACAGCAGAATAAGAATGACGGTCGAGCGCTTCATTTGTTACTAAGGGGGTGAGAAAATTATGTGACGCTCTAGTATGTCGTACTATACGGCCATCAGGCACGTGACGCCGAGAAACATAATTACAATGTACGCCCCGAGTCGAGAGTACCAAAAAGTTATTCGGAAAGCTTCTCCTGCGACCCGTCGTAAAATGAACATTGAGGAGAGAACACGGACCAAGTACTTGGCGCTTCATTACGTCAACAAGCGAGCGAAAGAGACTGCAAATTTCGCCGCCAAAAACAACAGTGTAAACCACGTTCAAAATTCAATCAACTCTTTCACGAGAAAACTCAAAACGGCTCGGTCGCAAAACTGGGCGAACACCGACAATCGCCTGCATGCATTTTACCCGTACCCACGGAGTACGCTCCGAAAAATAATTTACTACCTGAAGCAACACAAGAAACGTCTCGAGTTTGCAAAGTTTCTCGCCGGACGAAAGGTGGCTGAGATGATGATGCCCAAGGCGAGGGCGAATTTCATGAAGATTCAGAACCGGTGAACTCAGACGTAGACACCTTCAGAAGCCTGCTTCCAATACTGAACGTCCGATTCGAGTTGGCGAATCCGATTCAAGAGTTCAATCTCGACACTTTCTTTGTGCTCGAGTCTGTTCTTGAGACGTTCGATTTCATTCTCAAAATGTTTCGACTGAACACGAACATCTTTCACCTCCTTGGAGGTTTCCCATGCCTGGTGCATCTTAGACTTTTTGTGCTGCGCCAAGTTTTTATAGGTAAAGTTAGGGCGACACGGACACGTCAAAAGTGTAGAAACGTCCATATCTACGATTAGGATTCAATCTTTAGAACTGCTAAATGGACGGGGGGCAACACAAGTCGCGAAGCGACTTGGGGATTTAGAACTTCTTACGAACCCATGCCGCATTTCTGAGCACGGTGCTGCGCGCCGTCGGCGACGTACGCTTGAGGTAACGTGCCAGAATCTGGAGGCGACGGAACACAGCCAGCGGTGAGTTGCTCTTCATGGCAAACGTCAGAGACTTGTAACGGTTCGGTGTGTTGGCAGAAACAGTGTATCCGTACAGCTTACCGGGAGACAGAGGCGGGAGGGTGTACGGTCCTTTTCCTGGAAGACCGCGGTTTCTGATGGATGTGGATCTGACGCGGACGACACCGCCTGAGATGTGACGCGTGTAACCGCGGTGATTCGCGCTGGCCGAGACGTGGACCACACGTGGCTTGCGGCGGAACGAATACGCCCGACGACGAATGGTGAACATTGTTACTATTAGAGCCACATAAAAAAACGGACTCCCTGTCCTTCAATGAAGTACGTCGTCGGTGATTTCGAGTCTACGGCTCAAAAGATTATACACTCGATAAGCTTCGCCCCTGTGAACGTCACTGAGAAAAAGACGTGGGTATCGCACGGACGTCATCAAAACCCAGAGTACCGCAAGAATCGCTCCGTGACGCACGGTGAGCTCCGAACAATCTTCATCAAAGAGGCGCTCGACGACCCGCTCGTCGCTGAGAATGACCGCGTCCAGGCAAAGCTCGGTCGGACCATCATTCACGGTCAAACCGCTGAAGTTCTGCCGTTTCGCGACGCCATATGCGAGTTTATGCACTGTGTGTGGGAGCAAGGGGATGGCAACTGGCTCGCACACTCGATGGACAACGAGCTTGAGATTCTGCAGGTAACAGACGCACACTTCAAGACGGGTCTGTTTCCGAAACCGCTCCGGGCGTTTCCGGACCACTCGACGATTCCGGGGTGGAACAAGATCGCCAAGGTGTGTACGCAGCACGTGCTCACGACGCGGTGTCCGGATTTCTTTGCACGGTACGAGTCGTGGATGACTATGAATGGGTGGACTCCGACAAAGTTTTCGTCTCGTCTTGAGGATTTTGTTCGGTTTGTTCGGGACGACCGGGAGTACTCTCAGCAGCACATTGCTCCGTGCGACGTGGTTGATCTGTGCGAGGTTTTGGCGGCTGCGAATCCTCCCCTAGATGGCAAATCGTACATGATTTCGACGCCTGTGTACGCGTGGAATGGTACCCAAACGAAAACAGCTTCAGCTTCGTCTCTGTAGAAACTCCAAAATCAAACAATTCAAAATTGGACATGTCGACATCGACAGTAGGGTACGTGTACCTAGGTCTCAGGCACATCGTCGTATTCAGTATGCTCATGATGTACGACTTGAGGCTGCGTGTATCGTACTCTACGCTTTCCTTTGACCATATGGAACGCATGGTTTTGACGTCAGCCTTTCCTACGAAAATTCCACCCGGTGTTTCCTCCATAGTCCCGCCGTCAATGTACCGACGCCCTTGATGTTCTACAGACGCAAATAGAAACGGCACGGCGATGGTCATACAGAGAGCATCCACCACTGATACGTTTGGCGTCGAGTCGACAGAAAAGTATTCGGTCCGTGCCAGATTGACGCAGTAGGCGCTGATGTACACCTTGGGCATTGTCGGGCGAAGGTCTCTGAATTCACGAAACGTCAGATCCTCTCTACTGAAAAAGACGCGGATAATGTCGACGATGACGTTTCGAATCTTTCTTTGACTGACGAGTCCAAAGTTTTTCAGAAATTGGCGAATGTTGGGTTTCATGATATCCTTTATCGGGATGTCGACCGAGTAATCCAGTATGGTTTTGATGTTGCCTTCAGCGACGACGTAAAAAAAGGCGAGGAGGCCGCCGGCGCTCGCCCCTGAAATTTCTTCGAGATTGTCTAGTTCGTGACAATCTCGAAGGGCGCCCATCGCGCCAAGAAATGCAAAATATGTCATCGCACCTGGCCCAATCGCCAGATGTTTCATTAGTGTGTCAGTGAGTGTTCACTTTAGGCTCAGCATATAAAGTGTCGAACGTACCAGTGCCGTAATTTCATCCTGGATGTTCTTGAGATACGAGTCTCGTGGGAGGCGCATGCGGCGAAGCTGTGTCAGAAGCGAACGGAAATACAGTTTCGGGTTGCGTGCAATAGTGCGGCGGCCGACGATGACGCGGCGGAAGCGACCGTACTTACCCATGTAAGCCTCGGCGTAGCTGTCGAGGAGAGGGACGATACCTTCATAGTACGCCTGGAGCGCCTTGTGTTGCGCGAATGAGTTGGTCGTCAAATGGAAGGCGTGCGCCTGAGTACGGGAATTCATTAAAAGTCCGACGTACTTCTGGCCATTCATTTAATAGTAGGCGGCGAAATTCTTACGCAGGAAGGAGAACACCAGAGCGAAAACCAGGGTGTGCACGCCCACAGCCAGCAGGGAAGACTGGCCGGACATAAAGACACCCTTGCCGGCCGGTGGGATGGTCAGCAGCACGCCTGGGGTCAGGAGCACGAACAGGATGGCGGGCACGATCATGTCAGCTGGGCGCAGGGACACCTTGAGCACAAACTTAGCAATCAGGTAGTACACCAGGGACAGCACCAGGGCGTGCACCAGCACTGGGCTGGGGCCCACGCGCAGGAGCAGGCCCGGGCTGAGCAGGGCGAACAGGATGGCTGGGGTCAGAATCTTGGGACCGGTGATATCCATGAGAGCAGATACTATCTACCGAGAAAATTGTCGGACAAACTCGGCAAAGTTGTGGAAGGACGCCTTGTTCATCAGGGTGCTGCTGAGATGGTTGTCCTCGAGGTACTGACGAAGGGACATCCACATGTTGAGGACATCCTCCGAGTGCCAGTCGTGCCAGTCCTGAGGACCGAGGACAATCTCGTGATCCTCCTGTTCGTCGTAAGTGTCGTCGACGTCGTCAACACCGGTGAAAGCGTCGTCACGGTACTCGTTGTTGATACCCATTTTTACTTGTTTTTCTTACGTGACACCTGTTTAAGCGCTTTTCTTGACTGTGATTGTATTGCGCTCCTTGACAGGCGCGTGGTCTACGATGATCTGGTAGACCTGCTCGACTTTAGTTTCGTCGTTGCTGAAGTATGCGCGCAGACCCGCCAGGATGACATTCTTGGTGATGCTGCCGCGGGACTCTTTGGTACGCAAAGACACCTTCTCCTGATTCACCTTGACCGTGTCGACATCCTGAGTCTCCTTAATCTCCTTCATGTGCTCCTGGACCTGCGCCCGGAGTTCCTTTTCACGCTTATTCAGCAGAGCCATGTCTTTCCTCGCAGCAGCAAGCTGGTGCTTCAGGGAGAGCCATTCAGTCATGACAGCCTTAAACTCGTCCATTTGTTTATTTAATTTGTTTATTTTTTAAGCGGCTTGACTCCGACTCGTTTGAGTCGATTCCAAGCCGAATCGGCTCGATTTCTACTTCTCGTAGCTGTTCTCAATCTCAAACTTGGGGCGCATCGTGTCCGGGGGAATGGTGGACAGGTTAAAGATGCTCACTGCGTCGCGGGGGTTGGCTGGCTCGGAGCGGAAGTCGCGGTTGGCGTTACGCAGGTTGCCGCCGATCGTCTCGGGGAAACCAATCTGGGCACGCGGGTCCAGGAAGTTCTGGCCAGACAGGATGGCGTCTGGAGAAAACTGGCCGAAATCCTCGGTCGTCACCACCTCCTTGGGAATCAGACCCACGTTGGTGTTGTCGTACACGGGCATGTCCACGGTGCGGACACCGGCACCGCTGCCGACGGCGAATGGGGCTGGCTCGTCGATAGAGTTGAACATACCGCCTGTGGTGTCACCCAGGCCACCCTGGGTGATGGAACCACCGGAACCACCCTGCATGATCATCGGGCCGGAGCCGGAGACTGCACTCGTCACCACGTCAGAGCCGACTGGGTCGCTGCCTGTCGGGGCATACCCGCTACGCTGAGGATAAAATACCATCATGGCAATCAGGAACAGAAGAATCAAAATTGCCAGACCTTTGCCGTCCATGTTATAATAGTATACGACTTTTTTTTTCAGTCCAGGTAATCCGCCGGGTCGTCCTCCTCGCCTTCTGGCTCCGGCTCGTCGGCAAACTGGAACTCGACTGGGTACCCCTTCGTCTTTGGCTTTGGCGCCGAGCGCTGACGAACCTGCACGACGCGCCAGATGGGACCGAATGAGCGCTTGAGGAACCATAGACCAGCCAGCTCAAACAGAAAGTCACACGCTCCTGAAATCTCATCAATGGGATTCTTCTGAGCATCGAAGAATGTCGTCACCACCTGTCCCTTGACGGAGGCCAGGGACGCTGAGAGCTCACCGTCGGCAGACAGGCTCGCCTGGTAAGCGGAACGAATCGTCTCGGTCGAGATGTCCTTGCCGAACCACTCGAGCTTGCTCACCTCCGCCTGACTCAGAAGCTCGTTATCGATATTCTCAAACAAAGTTTTTGAGGGGATGCGGAGATTCACCTGACGCGTCTCCTTGGTCAGAGGTGTATCGACCACTACGTTGTTCACCTGGTGGAACACACGAGCGTCGTTCTTTGCTGAAACCTTCAGAAAGTAACGGCCGTCTGGAATCTTTACGGGAGTTCCGTACTCCATGGTACTGCTCAAAAAACAAACCTAAGCTCTAAGTAGATATGAATCCAGCGGCGACGTGTCCGTCTGGATACTTTCCCATTCCAGGGGATTCTTCCAATTGTGCCACGTCGACAAGTTCAACCGTAGTCTCTAAAACGTGTCCGACTGGGTACACCCTTCAGGCCAATGGGCTCTGTGGAACAGGGAACACGTACGTGACGACAGGACCGACGTATTGTGGTCCACAGTACACGGGGAAGAATTGTAAACAGATGGCACAGCTGACGCCTGGTGTAACCGTCGCCACCGGAACGGAATCTGGTCCGAATATGATTTGTGCTTTCCAGGAGGGTGATGCACAATTTCCATGTGACCCGGGGTGCTGCACTGTTCCGACGGGCGGCGACGGAACGACGGCCGAAGAAGGAGGTGACGGCGCGTCGGGGAATTGGTTTACTGACGTATTTCCAATTTGGGCGATAATCCTGTTGATTGTTCTCGGAACAATCATGATGGCTGTGTTAATCGCATTCTCTGTCAAAAAAATGTCCAAGAATAAGTAGAGATGAGTACCAGTAACGTACTCGCTGTTACAGACTATTTGACAGCGTACAAATTCGTAAAGGATACACCGGTCTACGGTGGTTTCATGGTGTGGCATCTCATAATGTTCATGGTCCTCGGACCCATGTTGACATGGCCGATGCTCATCCTTCTTCTTCTCGTGTTCGGTACCCAGACCGCGAAACTAGTTAAAGACGTGAAGGGCTCAACAAGTAGCAATGGCTGACACTACCACCATCACCCTGCAGACTGTTATCGATGAGATTAAGCTCCTGCGCAAGGACCTCCGCAAGGTGAAGAGCCTGATCGAGGACCCTCTGGGCGAGAAGGCCAAGGCTCGTTCGACCAGCAACGGCTTCAACAAGCCCCTGGACATTTCCGAGGAGCTGCGTAAGTTTCTGAAGCTGGCTGCAGGTGAGCAGATTTCCCGCTCCCAGGTGACCAAGAAGGTGAACGAGTACGTGACGGAGAAGGGCCTGAAGCAGGGCCAGAACATCAACCTGGATGCCTCCCTGAAGGCTATCCTGGACCCCCCTGCCGACGTGCAGGTGACCTTCCTGAACATCCAGAAGTACATCAACAAGCACTACATCAAGGCGGAGAAGCCCGTGAAGGAGAAGGCGACTCCGGCGGCGGCCGCGGCGTCTGCCGAGGCGCCAAAGCCCGCAGCGGCGAAGCGTCCCACCGTGAAGAAGGCTTGAAACAGCTGGCTTTGCCAACTGGATCTATTTTTTTTCCACGGTCTAATGTAATATGCATAAACTATTGATTCTGTTTCTGATTCTCGTCGCGATCTTTTTCGTGTTTCAGGTTGTCAAAAAACCAACAGGGAAACCGATGGATGATGCGTTAGGTACTGGACCAGGGTACATCCCGGCGTTCCAGGGGCATCCTCAGATCGGTGTCAGGACTTGAACATCATCGCGAAGCGATGATCGTCGCGAAGCTCCGCGGACACGGGGCGGTTCGCCCCGGGGACTTAAAAACAAAAAGTGTACGTAGTGTAATGGAAACCGTTGAAGCGCCAGAGCTCGTCGATGCCCCAAACATCGACCGCGTGGCGCTTGAACGCCTCGTAGGAACGAAAATCAATGATATCAAACTGTATCGCAGGTCTTTCACGCATAAATCAGCCCTCAAAAAGTACAAGGGTCTTGAAGGCTCGTACGAGACGCTGGAATTTATGGGTGATTCCGTTCTTGGGTTCATCATTACGCGGTTTCTCTTTGAAAAGTTTCCAGAGGAGCAGGAGGGATTTTTGACCAAGGCGCGTACGAAACTCGTGAGAGGTAAAACACTGTGTGAAATTTCAAAGCGACTCGGACTCGACAAGTGGATCCTGATGGATGACAAGGGGATGCGTAACGGCTGGAACACCAACGAGAATATCCTCGAGGATGTTTTCGAGGCGCTCGTCGGTGCCATTTACCTGGACATTGGGATGATTCACGCCAAGTCGTTTGTGTTTGCGGCGTTCGAACACGTCGATATGAATCTCACGGACGACAACTACAAGGACCAATTGATGCGTTGGTGTCAAGCGAACAAGGTGCCGTTGCCCGATTATCAGGTTCGTGGTCAATACAACGGCACGTTTCACATCGAAGTTGTCGTCGATGGCATTCCGTATGGTTCTGGATTTGCAACGACAAAAAAGCAGGCGGAGCAATTTGCGGCCCAGATTGCACTTAAGACGACGGAGAGATTCAAGAAATAGGATGCACCCACGTGTACAAGAATTGTTGGCACAATCATACGCCGACCAACGAAGTCAGGAGTGGCTCGATCTCCGTGGGAATCTCCTGACGGCGAGCGATTTGGCGACAGCCATAGGCCTCAATCCGTACGAAAAACCTGAAGGACTTTTGGCTAAAAAGTGCGGCGCGGCGCGCCCGTGGGCCGGTAACGAAGCCACGGCGCATGGAACACGCCTCGAACCCATGGTTCGTGACTTGTATGACATGCGTCACGGACAGATTTCACACGAGATTGGTCTCGTGCAACATCCGGTACACAAATTTCTCGGTGGAAGTCCTGATGGTATCACTGAATCAGGCCGACTTCTCGAGATTAAGTGCCCTTTGAGCCGAAAGATCAAACCCGAAGTTCCGGGGTACTACCTGCCTCAGATTCAGCTGCTCCTCGAGATTATGGACCTCGAGGTGTGTGATTTCGTCCAGTACAAGGAGGGCCCTCCAGAGGAGTTTGTCGTCGTCGAGGTTCCACGTGACCGTGAGTGGTTTGCACATTACCTCCCGGTCATGAAGGATTTTTGGGATCGTGTACTCGCCATGCGTAAGAAGGGTATCTGTGACGTGGAAATCGATGAAATTCCTGAAGAGACGGTTCCGGCCGAGGAGTGCGAGGTCACCATTGATTGAAGCACGTACGAATACATTCTGCGTAAGCATCTTTGATACTTTTGATCCCCTGGTATCCGTGAAGGGTTGCAAGCAGCCCATCACGAATGTCACGTGCCTGTTGTCTCTCTTTATTGGCAATGGCGATAATTGTACCCTGCATCTCGGGACTGAGTGCGTCCCACGCCTTTTCAGCCTCGAGCCACGCCGCCCCGGGGTCATCATCAGGCGACTTTCTGTCCTGGATCCAACGGATCATATAGTTGTATGCGGCCCTGCTGAGCGAATCACGTTCGAAGACGTGCTCGACTTCGCCGTTACGAAAAATGGCAAGTTCGCCATCGATCATGTTGAAGGACTTTCCGTCCATGGTATAAAAAAACCTGACATTTTTAAAATAAGAATGAAGCACCTCATCGGACGTGTCTCGGGTGTTCACTTCAAGTTCATTGACGAGATTGAGCCTCTGATGGAGGAGATTGCAGACAAGTGCAGGCTGACTGTCGTCAGCAGGGCATTCCACCAGTTTGAGCCGTTCGGTGTCACCGGCGTCCTCGTACTGTCCGAGTCTCATTTTTCGGTCCACACGTACCCGGAAAACAACACGGTGTACCTCGACATTTTCTGTTGTGCCGACCATTTCGATCCAGAAGAGGCTGGTCACATTATCCTGACGACGCTCAACGGCGAGAGTGCAGAATGGCAGGTTGTGAATCGAACCTAAAACTCCGAAGCATATGCAAATAAATGGCAGGGTTTCAAACCAAGACGTTTGAGAAGCATGATGATTACATGACGCCCAAGTCGGCGTGGGAGGCTATCAAACAATTCATTCCAGAAAACAAGGTTGTGTGGGAACCGTTCTACGGCGACGGTCGTTCAGGTGAGATTCTACGCGAAATTGGGTTTGAAGTCATCCACCAGGATGAGGATTTTTTCGAGAATAACCGAGGCGACATTATCGTCTCGAATCCACCGTTCACTATGATTCCCAAAGTGCTCGATCGACTCGTCGAACTCGGCAAGCCGTTCATCATCATCATGCCAGCCCCGAAACTGTTTACGCAATACGTTCGAAAGTTGTTTTCGACCATCGACCCTCAGCTTCAGATTATCATCCCACGTCGACGGATCCAATTTGTGAAACTCGTCGACGGTGAAGTACCCGAAGACTACAAGAGCAAGTGCAACTTTGACTGCTTCTACTATTGCTGGAAGATGAACCTTCCACGTGACATTGTCTGGTTAGAGAACTGAAACTCATAGAAAGTATGGCGCACCGTCTGTACCAAGTTCTGCTCGAAAACCCCCGCGTCCCCATCGTCGTTGCGACTGGCCCAGCCGGTACCGGAAAGACGATGATGGCGTGCCAAGCGGCGTCTCGCCACGCCAAGAACATCATTCTGACCCGTCCCGCCATTTCGGTCGACGAGCAACACGGTTTCCTTCCGGGGACTCTGGACAAGAAGATGGATCCGTGGGTCCGCCCCATGAAGGATTCGCTGTTTCCAAAGACGAAATTTGAGACGTGCCCTCTGGCGTACATGCGCGGTCGAACGTTCGACAACTCATGGATCATCGCAGACGAGATGCAGAATTCGACACCGAACCAGATGCGTATGGTCATGACTCGCCTCGGGAAGGATTCCAAGCTCGTGATCACGGGTGACACGGGTCAGCACGATCGCGGGTTTGAAAACAACGGACTCCTAGACTTGATGAAACGCCTCAAGGACTACCCCATCTTCGGCGTCGAGCACGTCGAGTTTTCTGAAGATGATATCAAACGTCACGAGATTATCAAGGAGATTTTGCGTTTGTACGATTTTTCACCGTGAAACGACCGCGGATCACGGTTCCCTTTGTGAGAAGATTGCGGTTAATTTGTAAATTGGCTTTTACGCGTCGGATAGCTTTTCTCCAGAGTTTCCGTGCGTTTACAATGGACTCTTTAATGGGCTCGAGGCCTGACGCACGTCGCGTGGCGCTCGGGCGGTACTGGTGCGGCCACTGACCCTTTATCTTGTGACCCATATGATCAAATGAAATATTTTATTTGCAATGATTAAATGCCTCCTCCCCAGAACGCGATTGCTGAATTCCGGCAAATGATGAACCGTGTACGCGCACAAGCACAAGTACAGAGACATGGACCCGTGCACGTCTCTCGTTTGGATCCAGCTTTTCTGGCATTTATTCGTCGGACTAGTGCTGGTATGCACAACAATACCGGACTTCACAGTCTCTTTATCAATACGAAATTGGTGAAACTACCAGCCAATAAACCAATCGATCCTATCAGCCACCATACGTTTAAAAAGGGTGACGTCGCGACGAGAATCCGCCAAAATGGTAAAAATACGTACTTTCGAACTGGTTCATTTAATAGCTGGTTTGGTCACAACTGGAAGCACATGAATGCTAACAGCAATGCTAATATTTCACATAAAAAACATCCATTGACCCGCGCGAATGTGACTCGGAAAAACGTCTCTCGTGTCAAGTTTGTGTAGTCACTCATCATCGTTGATGAGTGACCAGAGGATGCTGTTTTTGAGCTCCCTGGGATCCGAGAGGAACATCTTCCCGTCTGGGCCACACTTGGACTTGTCGAGCCGGACCGTGTCTGCAAATTCATAAACCATCTTACCACGTCCTCGATACGCCACGTACCGCGTACACATCCCCGTACGCTTGTACGGGCCTGGTTTGTAAAATGCACACTTTTCACAGTTTGGAATGGGCTTCATAATCTAGGTTTATAATTTCACAACGGAGATTTGCATACACAGTGTCGTTGAACACCTGCATGATGTTATCGACGACCCGTCGAATATGGTCGTCTGGATCGACGGGCCACGGCACGTTCATTCCGACCCACGTACACTGCTGTACGAGCGTGAGGTTTTCGTCGAATACACTCTTGAGTGATGGGTAAATCGCGTGCATCGAATCAAACACTTCTTTGAGCACTCGATTCACTTCACGGGCGTTCCTGTGCCGAAATCGGTTATTCTGTTCCCAGTACACACGATCCGTATGTTCCAGGAGGTATGCTATGAGTCGGGCGTAAATTCGCTTCTCAAAAATAGTCAGAATAGTTTCGTCAACCTCGTTCATTTCGTCTTGGAATCACGGAGCACTGAGGTTTTAAGCCCAGGTACGTAGTACCTGTGCGCTGCGCGCCGCTGCCTAATAAAGTTTACCTCGCTACGTATCAGTATGGGACATTACGAGACGCTCGGCATTGAACAGGGCGCCTCTATTGATGAAATCAAAAAGGCGTACAGAAAGCTCGCACTGAAGCACCACCCTGACAGAGGAGGCGACGCTGAAAAGTTTAAGGAGATTGGTCAGGCGTACGAGGTTCTGACCGATCCGGACCGACGTGCACGCTACGATCAGTTTGGAACCGATGAGCCTCAGCAACAGCAAATGCCACAGGGTCCGGACATTTCAGAGATTTTTCAACACATGTTCAGTGGGATGGGTGCTCCGCCTCAGCACAGCCGTGAGCGACACCACACGATAGACCTGACGCTCGAACAAGTGTATACGGGCACGGACAAGACAATCAAGGTGCCCTTGACGAAACATTGTCAGTCGTGTGCCATGACATGTCCAAGGTGCCATGGCAAAGGAATGATGGTTCAGGAAATGATGGGTATGATGGGTCAGATGTTCGCTCGACCGTGCGATCAATGCAAGACGTGTGGTGTCGTACGAAAGGGGTGTCCGGGGTGCAACAACAAAAAGTCGCACGTAGAGACGGTCGTGGTGAATATACACGTCGACAAGGGGATACATTCAGGGACGCAACACAGACTCCGTGGACTCGGGGAACAACCGCGCTCAAGCAGGGAAATAACTGGTGATCTCATCATTACATTCAACGTAAAGCCCCACCCCAAATTTGAACGCCGTGGCGAAGACTTGCGGTACGTCATGACCGTCTCGTTCAAGGAATCCGTCGAAGGGCTCGACGTGATCGTACCTCACTTTGGTGGACCTGTTCAGTTCAACACACTCAAAGAATTTGGTATTCTTGATCCTCGAAAGGATTACGTCATACCCGGCAAGGGTCTCACAGAACAAGCACGTTTGCTTGTGAACTTTGATGTACAGTACCCAAGGCACGCCTGACAAGCGGCTTGGGCCTCGGGTTTGCGTGTCGGCACATAGGACATGTCACCGACTGGAACGACGCCGTACGACTCTGACGCCACGTCTCAAAGCAATCGATGTGAAAGTGGTGTCCGCACGCTGTTTTTGTGGTTGTTTCCCGTGTCATTTCGCAGTAGCACACAGCACACTCCGTCGGCACTTCCGGGGGTGGAGGAATGAGGTTCGCCTTTTTCGCATGTCTCCAGCACATTGCAAGGTCCTTGTACTTTGAGCACTTGCACTGAGTTCCACTCTTTGTCATTTCCGGGCACCGCTCGTGTACTGCCGGGACTCCACGTGGGGCACGTTGGGTCTGATTCTCCGCATGAATCCGACACGTCGTACACCCAATCGCACACTTGTTTTTACAAGGAGTACCGGCACGTGTCATGGCAGGGCAGGGAACGCGTACCGGCGGTGGCGGGCGAACGGGGCGGGGTGGACGCGTGTATGTTCGGTGCGGTATAAACCCGTGGATACGAAGGAGAGATGCGATCGTCGGAGGGAGGTACAGATTCGCACGGTCCACCTCCGTGATGACATTAATCAGACGTTCCACGAGCGTAGCCATGTTTGATAAAGTACACTACTTTTTTATGCCTTTGCCTCGGACAGGACAGATTTTTTGGTGCTTCGCGACTTGGAAAAAACCTGTCATGAGTTCGCCTGACTTGTTCATGTGATGGTCCAGTCATCCAAAACAATCATGAACAAGTTTGAGGCTACCGCTCTCCGCTACCGCCAGCACACCCTCGAGCTCAAGGCGGCTCGGAGTCGCACGGTCTTCATCCCAGACTACACACCTCCGGCATCGGTAGCAGTTCCGACGGCGGCAGCAGCGAAGAAGAAGGCGGCGGGGCCGGTGGCAGCAAAGGGGCCGACGTGCACAGCGCGGACCCTCGAGGGGCGGCAATGTACCTTCAGGGTGGTGGCAGGCGGGTGCTTCTGCAAAAAACATAGCACTATGGTATAGGAGATGGCTGAGGTTGAACTGAAACCCATACTGGTTGCACTTGTAATCAATCTCACGTTGATTTTCGCACTTCCTCGTCTCTTCAGTAGTCCCACTGGCTTCAAGGCGTTTGACGATTTCGTCTCGTTCCTCAAGGCTCAGCAGGCGTTCCTCGGATTCAACGCCGTGCTTTTGTCGGTTGTCATGTACGCCGCGTCGTACTACATGATTCACTACGGTGATGGCGAGTCCCACAGCCACCACCGCGAGGAACTCATGTCGGATGATTTCATGAAGCCGTCTTCACCGGTCAAGGTTGATTAAATATTCTCTACATAAATTATTACGCCACCCATGCGAAAACCTCTCGATCCAGAGAAACTAAACAGTCTGGCTCGTGAAATAGCAGACAAGATTCGTAGGATTAAATTTCTCGAGACTTTGGCATTTAGTTATGCGAGTAAACCCGGTCACAACGCAGTTCGTCTTCAGAACATGCAGAATCAAATGTTCAGTAAGCTCAACAGTCTGAAGAAATATGGTAATTTCAAAGCCCAATTGAATAGAAAAAACAATACCGTAAATCTAAACGCAATCAAGAATGAAATTAGACTTTTTCGAAGCATAACCCCACGGGAAATGACCACATTGACTCGGTTTTACTCGAGCAACTTTACAAATCTTCCACCGGGCCGTCGTTCGCAGCCGTCAGAAGAAAATGCAAATCGGTACATCAATGCTCTTGCTCGTAAATACAAGGTTCCGAGAGCAATGCTCAACAAAAGTAATTACATAGCCGAATACAAAAAGGTGTTTAATAACGACCCTGGACCCCGTGCCAATAGGGCACTTAAACGGGCCAAGCAGATTATACGTGCAGCTTTATATAGACCTCCTAGAAAAGCGTGGGTTCCGGGCGGTCTAGGACCAAAAGGAGGCCGGTTGTACGCAAAACTATTCGCAAATAAATACAAGCGGGTCTAAGAAACAAATGGACGAGCTCATCAAAGCGCTCGACGCAAACGGGTACTCGCGCAATTCGGCAATGACCCTCTCGGCAATCATCGCCAACACCATGCAGGATGCTCAGTACTCGCCGGGTGCGTCTGCGAATGCTCTGACGCTACGCAAGTACGAGGAAAAGTACGGAAACCTCACTGTTGAAGTTCTTCGAAAACTGACGAAATAAAAAATAGCTTATAAATAAATGTCACGCGTTGCCGTAAAAACGTTTCTGGGTAAATACGCCACGATGGAGAAAATTCTAGCCAAATGGGAACGTCACCTGAACACATTCTACAGAAATTCTATAGACAACAATACCCCAGCTGGACGTCGATGGTATGCGCAGGCGAAAAAGTACAAGAATGCGCTCAATTCCATTTCTCGCCAAATCGAAAACATCAATAATAACCTGAGAAACAGACTGTCTCTACAGGCTGATCCAAATGGGAACAACAACAAATATCTGCGTCGCCCACGGATACCACTTAAGATGTACCCTGGCAATATAAAGAACGTGCGTCGCGATCTGGCTGGCAACACAATCATAAGATATGCTCGTGCTGCGTCAATTCGACGCGGGCTCCAGGGTGTCACGGCTGTTCGTAAAACGTTTCCAAACAACATCGCGCGTTACATTCTCACACTTCGCTAAAAACTGACGAAATAAGCTTCTTCGTCCCCGGGTGGTCCCACTCGGAAATACGGCTCTCGTAACACGTGCGCATGTGGGACATCAAGTCCTCGAGCGATGGTTGGCCCCACACCATCCCTTTCTGAAATAAAAAATCGTCATTCTGAATTTCAGTCCGTGAACATTTGACCACGAAAGGTGTGTCCGGAACATACTCCTTGAGACCGCCAAAGTCTGTGATGATGACTGGTTTACCTCTTAGGGCCGCCTCGACTGCTCCCATTCCAACGCCTTCGGAATGAGAACAGTTGACGTAACAGTGTCCCTGTCTGTGAATCTGCGCCTCGAGATCTTCGTCGCTCAGAAGCCCGTTGATGACGACGACGTTTGGAATTTTCCACGTCACTGGCGCTTTACACGTCGCTTTGAGCAAAAGGCGCGCATCAGGAAGCTGCAGACGCACAAACGCCTCGATGAGCATCTTGATATTCTTGCGTGGATCTAGCATGTTGCCGATTGTGTAGAATGTGTACTTGGGTGCCTCGACGGGTGCACGAGGCGGCGTCGGTGTCCATAGCGGCAAGAGGCGCCAATCACCGCTCGGAAACTGCTTGGAGAAAACGTCCAAACAAAATTGACTCGGCGTCCAGAGCGTGTTGTACCGCTGGACGAGCATCTCGTACACGGGATGGACCGTTTCGGTTTCGCAAATCGTCATGTATTTTTTCTCGGCACACTGAGCCAACATCTGGTCGACGATGTTCAGGTGCTGTTCGATCGGAAGCACGAATGCAAACCCGACGTCGTACTTTTTCTTTGGAACTGGGTCACCAAATGGGACATAGTCCGCTTCGTGACCAAGGCTCTTTATCCGTTGGGCATACTGGCGAGTCACCTGACCGATGCCTGCAAGCAGGGTCGGTCCGACGAACAGCCAAGACTGCATATTTATTTAGACACCTGTAACTTTATATCCCGTTGACCCGAAACCTCCCTCGCCACGCTCAGTGTCAATGACTGGGTTCGCCACCTCGACGACATCAGCCATCTCATACTTCTCCAGAATCAACTGGGCGATGCGGTACCCAGGCTTGATGACGAACGGAACACGCATGTCGGTGTTGATGAGCACCACCTTAATCTCGCCACGGTAATCGGGGTCGACGACACCCGCCAGCGTGTCCAGACCGTGCTTCACGGCCAGTCCAGAGCGAGGTGCAATGCGACCGTAGGTTCCGTCTGGGAGCTTCTGAAGTCCAATCCCGGTGGAAACAACCACGCGCTGACCCGGGAACACAACGTAGTGGTCCACGCTGTAGAGGTCGAAACCGGCTGCTTGGGCTGAACCGCGTGAGGGCAGGATGGCTGTGGGCTGAAGGCGGACGACTTCCATTCTGGAAGGTCAACGCGCATAGTCTTTATTAGTACAAGCAGACATTGTCTTTAGCGCATTCGAAACGGAATACGAAATGGCTCGGTCTATCCATAGTCTGTACGACGCCAGTGTCGCCGTCCAAAAATGTAAATGTGAGCGTTTTAATCTGGCGAATGGGGTTGATGTATTCAATGTCGGTTGGAAAATCATTCCCCGCCGTCCATACGATGCGGTAATCAAGCGCTGACCCCACTCCATAAACATTCGATGTAGGAATGGTTACAAAAGCACGGTCAACGAGTCCCTTGTTTGCAATTTGCGTCGCGACGCCTACGTTTGACGTCGTGCCACCGAGACCTACCGTGTAATTTGGACCTGCGCGAGTAATAAACTTGGATATGAGTTCTTCGACGTACACGTGGCAGATGGCATTACTGTACTGCTGACGAAAGCTCGCCATGAGAAGTTCCGCCTTGACGACGTTACGAAGCGGTACATCCAGAAACACCTGAAACGTCGAGTAAGGCGATGAAACGCCGACGGAATCCACACGAACCGTGTACACTTCACGGTCTGCACAGTTTGCGCTCATTAGTACTGTTCTAGATTATAAATTTAGAAACTGTCAGCATCGTCGCCAGGACCATATTCATAGTTGAAATTGCGATAGTGTCCTGGAACACGTGAAGGACCTCTGTCATATTCAACTGAGCGTGATGGAATGCGATATCGTTCACAGCATCCGGTACGAGACTGAGTGTTGCACTCCGTACCGCATGCTTCTGAATTCTGGATCCGGTTCGGATCGTCTGGCGAACAATCGGATGACGAGACACGCGTCGCATGACAACACGCGTCTGCACACACGGCTTGTTCATACCCTACGATCGCTTGATATTTTTAATTAACATTGCGGCATTGCGTTTTGCCCCGCTCACATCACGTTTTTTGATACGCCGTATCAAATTTCGTACGAGGCTCACGTTTTTCGGGGCGAGGTTCTGAAGCGCCCCGAGGCGTGAAACATTCTTTTGGCCCTTTTCGGGGTTCTTTCCTATGATTGGGTTCCGTGGTTTGACACCCGGATACAGGAACGATCCGGCGAGCACGGCGAGCACGGCGTCGTACAGCTTTTTGAGACGCTCGATGGGCAGGCCGTACATCCGTGAATACACGGGGTGAATGTCGTCGTGACTCGATCCGGGGACGTAAGCGAGCGTCGTATCCACGAAATCCATGGGCTGACCAGCTGGAAATTGGATACGGAATTGAGTCACTTGGTAGATTGTTTTACCCGTCGCCGGAAGAACCTTAATGTCCGGTACAAAATCGCTCACGATGAGCTTTGCGTTCGTGCGCGTGTACGTTCGGTTGAGCCACGAGACGAATCCGGTGACGTGCCGGTACATGATGGATTTCATGAGGAGCGCACGTCGCTTCGCCTCTCGCTGTCCCAGACGTTTCGGAACGGCAAATGTAAAATCGAAATCGCGCGTGTCAGTCACCTTTTTCGGTGCCGGTTTGCCTCGCGCCTCGAGGTACAGTTTGACACCCATACCGCCACCGAGTTCCGGTACAAACAGATTTCTGTATACGCGTATGAGGGCGCGATTTCTGCGACAGTATTTGATGAACAGCTGTGGAAGTTCTCTGACGACGGAAACACGGGACAGAACCGGTGCGCGCTCGACGCCGGGGCGTACCAGTGTGCGAGCGGCGTTACATAGCATAATCTCGGCCGGAAAGAGCCCACCGTGGAATCCGGTACGTTTGGGTGGTGCGTAGAACCCGTCGTAGCCATTCTTCGTGAGATACTCGGTGCTCAAACGTCCAAACACTTCGGTGTTGATGTTGGTGAGTGACAAACGTTCACCACGGTTTTGGGGACGTATGAGGAATCTGCGCGGTGCCTTGCGTCCCGTGATGTTCTGGTACACCTTGGTCTGCTGACCCCTCGTGACGTTTGTACCGAGCGCGAACCGAAGTCCGAGGATCGTCTTCCTGGACAATTTTGGAAAAATGCGCTTGACGTTCGGGTGCGTCAACAGAAACAGACGGAGCGACCGTTTCGCCAGAAAGGGACACGCCGTTTTTGTGTTTGAGTATGACCGCGCCAACTGGACGCTCTGGGTCACGAAAAACGTACGCGTGTCTTTGAGCAAGGAGCGACACCCTGTCGTACGATTACCGAACCCCTTGTAGAGGCGCGTACCCGCTGGAAGGACCACGTCGGTCATCTACTAGATGTGAACATTTTTTAGCGTCTGAATATAGACTTGAATATGTTGTTTGGAAGTCGACCGAATATCGTTCTACGAAGGGCGGTTCTCTTTCTGGAAGCGCGGCCGCGTTCGACCCTCTGGATTGTACGAGCAGCCTTGTTGTAAGTTTTTTTCAAATTTGATACACGCCCTTGGTAATTTAAATTTACGTTGTTATTGGGTGCCACGGCTGGCACGTACATCGGTGCATTGTTTTGAAGTCGACGAAAAGGCATTGCGTCATGGAAACTGTAGTAAAACTCGCCATTGTGCAAGTATATAGGATTACCTACCCGAGTAAGGTATCGTGTCAATCTCATCGTTTAATAAAATGTAACATAAAAATATCTCACGTTCATAAAGTATGGAGGGTTGGATCGCACTGACGCGCACGTCGACGCTCGGTAAACAGCCACGCAAGGTGACCCTCTCGAACCGTAACTACGTCGTGTGGCGCAATCATAAAAACGAGGTTCAGATTACGTCAGACGCATGTCGTCACAGGGGTGCGTCACTAGCAGGGGGCAAGGTGCTCGAGGATGGCGCGATCGAGTGTCCGTACCATGGATGGAAGTACACCGAGAAGAAGCTCTGTAAACCGTGGGGTACCGATTGTGCCGAGCTCCTCCAGATTGACTTTGACAAGAAAGATCAGAACGGTCTTTTGTGGGTTCGCCCGAAAGGTCTCGAAGGACCGGACCCACCCGAGGTGCCGTATGTGTCCGATCCTGAATTCGATACCATGTGGTTCGAGACAACCATCAAGCAATCTGCCCAGATGATTATCGAGAATGGAATCGACCCGTGTCACGCCTCGTGGGTCCATGCGAATCCTCTCGGATTCGGGACGGCTGGTGAGAAACCGACGAACGTCGTCCATCGGGGTCACACGATCGAGTTTGATTACGTGCCGAATCGCGAAGCCCTGTCGACCAAACTTTTCGGACTCTCGACGACGCACAATTTCCACGCGTTCGTCCTCCCGTACACGACGTGGAGTGACGTGGAGGTCCACGGAGACATGGTGCTCATGACGTACGTGACCCTGTGCCCCCTCGACGAGTTCACGACCAAGATGTTTGTGGGGTTCAGCCAGAACTTTGGGGTCCCGTCGGCGCTCTTCGTGCTCATGGGAAAGGCGATCGTCGAGCAGGACCGTGCGATCCTTGAAAATTTAGATTCGAGCTTTCGGTTCAAGGGTATGAACGGAGAGCACGACGAGCTAGTTATCGCGTACCGTGACGCGTTGCACAACAGTATTTTCAAGTAGATTAAATATCAAAAGACTCCAAGAGCTCGTCGACCGGCGACTTTTTGGACAGGCCGTCCGGGCCCATGACCTCCTCGAACCACCTGCCTTGTGGTCCGCAGCGCATCTTGTCGAGGCGCACAGCCTTGGCGTAGTCGTGATGGACCTTCCCGTGACCAATAGCAACTATGGAGCGACCACACGTCTTGTCACCGGGATTGTAATACAGACAGACTTTGCAAAGGGCTGACAGACTCATTTGTGATTGAGTAGGTGGGAAACTTTAAACCATAAAGGATACACTCTCATTGTATATAATGTCGCAGCCGCCATGCATCTTCCTGTCGACACCGTGTTACGGCGGGTTGTGTCTGCAGGCGTACGCTGAATCCATCCTGAAACTGCAGCGACTCTGTGCACAGTACGGCGTTCAACTCATGCTCGACACGACCGAGAACGAATCCCTGGTCCACCGCGCTCGGAATATTTCAGTCGCGCGATTCATGCAAAAGTCGAACGCGACGCACTTTTTGTTCATAGACGCAGACGTTCAATTCGAGGCGGAATCCGTCCTGCGTCTCTTGGCGTCGGGTCACGACGTGTCATGCGCCGTTTACCCCAAGAAGGTGATTATGTGGGACCAGGCGGCTCAGGCTATCACAGCCGGTAAGGATCTGAACAAAGCTTCGGCGGCACTCGTCATGAACTTCAAGTACCAGAATTCCCAAATCGTAAACGGATTCGTCGAGGTGCTCGATGGTCCCACCGGGTTTTTGATGATTAAGCGTGACGTCATCGAACGTATGTACGCTCACTACCCGGAGCTCAACTGCAAGAATGACCACCAGAACCGCGACTTTGAGGACTACTGTGCCGTGTTCGATTGCATGATCGACCCCGCGAACCGCCGGTACTTGTCGGAGGATTATGCATTCTGTCGTCGTTGGCAACAGATGGGTGGTCAGATTTTCGCAGACGTCACGACGACACTGGGACACGTCGGCAACCTACGATTCTACGGCAAATTGGAGGATCGTTTAAAGACTCAGACCAACTCTTGATCATGTATGTTGTGTGCGTGACTCGGAATAAATCAATAGCCGTGACGACGCTTCATTCGCTCATGACTATTGGTATGCACGGTGCTCAGCGACAGGTACCCGTCGAGTACATGTTCGTCGAGGGTCTCGACGCGCTTCCTAAACTGGTCAAGTCGGGTGAGCGTATCGTCTGGTTCGATTACGGCACCAACCTGGACCAGGATACCATTCCCAGGGTACTTGCCCCTATGGAGAAGGACATTCGTGTCGTCGTGTTCCCGTCAGTCGTCGAGGGTGTCGATTGGGACATGTTCCGCAAAAAGACTGTAGAGGGGTCGACTGAGCCTATCCACCAGCGTGCACTCACATTCGATACCGAAGTGACGAAAAAGGTGGTGGGTACGGATCTGTACGATGTCGAGAAAACATCAGCACGTGTATGGGTCATGGATTCGAAGCCCATCGACAAGAAGCTCAAGAGCGTCCAGAAAAACCTGTCGTGTGACTCCTACGAGAGCCTGTTCACTCAACTGAAAACAAACAACCTGAGAGTCGTAGCTCTACCCTCCGCGACTGTCATTCGCCACTTTACACACAAGTGCCTAGGAAACATTCTAGAAATGCCCGGTGTGATGATGAATCCTTAACCCCAAGTCGCGAAGCGACTTGTATTCCATAGCCGGCGAACAAAGGGCACTCCGTGCCCCTTGTCCTATAAAGACCAGAAGCTAGTAGTAAACATGTACGAAGATGAAATCAAGAATTACATTCATCAGGTGTGGGAAACCACCGACCCATCGTGGTTTCCCGGACCTCAACCTATTTCCATAGAGCGAAAGCATTTTAGGGTACTCAAGTCTCAGCCGTACGTCGTGTGTGAAAAGACGGATGGCGTGCGTCACATGCTTGTATGTTTCGAGGCGGTCGACAAGAAGAAGATTTGTGCCCTTGTGGACAGGGCGTTCCACGTCACTTTTACAACTCTGACTGTTCCACGTGACACTGTACTGGACGGCGAATTGATGGATGGGGTTTTTTACGTGTACGACGCCGTGCGCATCAAGGGTCAGGACATACGCAAGCAGACACTCACGGACCGTTTGACACAGGCCAAGGCGGTTGTCAAGTCTATCCTGAAACAACCGAAGCTGCAAGTCAAGGTGAAGGAGATGGTACCTTTGAGCGAGGTGAGTAAGATTCAGCTCGGTGAAAAGACTGATGGTCTCATCTTCACACCGGTTGAGGAGCCTGTTCGGATAGGGACGCACGAGACGCTCTTCAAGTGGAAACCGAGACACTTGATTACAATCGACTTTTTGGTCCTGAACGGCAAAGACCTGTGTATACAGGAACGCGGTCAGCTGTGTAAGCAGGCGGAGTTGAATACGAGGACACGGCCCTACGCCCCGGGGACTATACTCGAGTGCGACTACCAGGACCTAGGATGGATGCCGGTCAAGGAGCGTCCGGATAAGACCCACCCGAACAATCGCCGGACGTACGACAGGACGATTGTCAACCTTCGCGAAGACATTAAGCTTGATGAATTTTATTCCTTGTAATTGATAAATGTCCGACGCTGCTAAATTTTACATTGTCCCAGCCGTCCTTTATGCTCTGGTTGCCAACCCTGCAACCTACCAGGCGACCCGTAAGGTGTTCGGCAGCTGGGTCGCGACCTACGAGGGTACCGCCAAGTTCGGTGGCCTGATTCTGCACGCCATCGTCTTTATCTTGCTGGCGACGCTGGCCATGCGCTACTTCCCAGGCAGACGCTCGGGCTATGACCACACCGGTGAGGTCAGCCAGCAGGGTATGTACGGCATGAACACCAAGCCGACCGAGGTTCCTCACGAACTCAAACCGGCCGAATACAAGGACATCTAGACGTCATACTCACGCTTTGAAAGCTCAGACCTCTCTGGTTCCTTTGGCGGAGTCTGGTCGTGGAGCGCACGCGTCAGATCATTCACCTCGTCCCACGCGATGTGGCACTCCTTCGTATCCTCGAAGTTGTGGCACAGACTCTTGGCGTGATCGATCGCCTTTTTCAGTTTATACCGAATCTGACCCTTTTTACGCGAGGGCTGGGCAGTGCACATGATGACGGGAGACAAGCGCGCAGCGTACATTTTATTACATAAAAGTCTGGAGGCTTTAGTAGACAATGTCAAGAGGATTACTCAACGTCGGAAACACGTGCTATTTCAATTCGGCGGTACAGTGCTTGGCGCATGTACCGGCACTCACGAATCGGTTTCTCCGCGAAGGTCCCTACACCGGACCTTGCGAAGTGACTCGTGCCTATTCTTCACTGGTGTGTCAGATGTGGAATCGGAGAGATAAAACACCAATCGATCCACGGGAACTCGTCAACATGTTCCGATCCAAGTTTACGCCGATGCAGCAACACGACGCCCATGAGGCTGTTTTGGCGCTCATGGACACACTCGAAAAATCACTCAGTCTCGATTTCATGAAACCCATCTTTTACGGCAAGGAGGAACAGGTGGTTGTCTTTCCCGGTGGAACGTCATCGCGGACGAGCGATTTTTGTTCGCTCTTTGTCGATTCGCCGGGACACCTCGAGAATTATGACAAGTATCACATTCTCGGTGATTACGTCGACGACACTGGCAAGAAACACAACGCGGCGGCTATGCAGACAGTCATTCGCGAGACAGGTGAGTGTCTCTCGGTCATTTTCACGCAAAAGTGCCCCGCGGAACTCGTCCCAGACACGTACCATGGTATGAAACTCTTTGTCATCGTGGGACACTGGGGGTCGTTTCACGGCGGACACTACGCTGCGTACGTCAAACACAAGGGCAAGTGGCGGCTCGCGGACGACGACACGTCGACGATGGTGGATGCACCCGACGGAAACGCGATGTGTTCGATGGCATGGTACAAGAAAATGCGTCCTGTGTCCGCCACATCGTGAACCGAGACTTTCACGAACAATGGAGTGCTCGGTATGCTACGAAACTGGTCCGTGCCGCAAGTTGTGCTGCGGCCATGTTTTTTGCTCGGGGTGTATAAAGAGCTGGTACCTCAAAGGCACTGGAACGGGGTGTCCGATGTGCCGACGCCCAATTTACTTTCGGGGGTTTCACCGAGTGGAGGAGCAGTGGAACGAGGATGCGTGGGAGACACGGTGTTCCGAGGTTTACGACCAATTGGTTGACGGTGCGATGGACTACCTCAGAGAAACACTCGATTCGTTGCCGAAGGAGTTGCACAGCTTTTTCTTGCGGAACGCGATGCGTGAATTGAAACACAACGAACGGATGTTTGTGGCTCTGAAACAGAGCGGACACGCGTCCGAGGAGATTGACTACCTGTTCAACGACACGGACTTTTACTTTACGAAGCTGGTCGGGTCGTACGTGCCCACGACACCCATGCGTGAAAAGGTGCCCTACAAGCCTGCGGTGCATAAAGCCATGCGGTTCAAGAAGAACAACGTCAGATGAATAGTTTAATATGGAGAAACCTTCCTTCAGAACTCATACGTAAAATCGTCCTCTTGTCCGACCCAACCATAGATACTCGTCTCTTTTTTCGTCTCCCCCCTAACCGTCTCGATTCAAAGCGCGCGTGGGACCTGTGGTTCAGGTTGTCACACGATAGGATAATTTACAACATGACATCAAAGTCGCTGCATATTTTTCGGATTCCCGAGTGTCACGTCATTCATAGGCCGATCGAACTCGATGCTACGGATGACTGGTTTTCAGTTTTCAATCAAGACGAGCGCGCGCACGAAATAGAGGTGACGACGACGCGGGACAAACATGTGACGACATCATCGGCTTCATTTTACACAGAGATGCGTGTCCTTCTCAAATCATAATCTTGCAAATGTCCGAAATCTTGTACACGATGTTGAACACCTGATGTCTCTCCGCTGCACTCACCGGCGGGTTCAGAATCTCGAGCTCAATCTGGTACTCGGTCGCCTCCTCTGAATCCTTATCCTCCGCGTCGCCGCTCACCTCCGACATGTCAATCGAAAGACCCTTGCGTACGAACGAGTACCGCGTACGTTTTCGCGTTCGTGTAAAGTTTTCCTCATTGTCAGCCTCGCGGTCGTACGGCACTTCAGACGAAATACCCAGCCGTGCATCTACTGGAAATCCATGGAGCACTTGATCGTTCACGTGCAAACGACGCTTGATCATACACGACTCCATCTCGTCCGTGACGTCATTCATCACGACACGCTTTCCAGTCGTCGGGTCCATATACACTGTCGTCTGGCTCTCGTTGGTCGATTCCCATCCCTCGTACCGCCGAAGGCGACGAAGGACGCGTTCAAACGTAGCCTGACCGACATTCGTATCAAACTTACCGCGATTCACCTTGCCCAGCCGAATCTCAATCTCGACATTCGGCTGGTCCTTGTACTCATCGATCGTAGTTTCCCACGCGCTGAACAGCGCAGTCATCGTTTCCATTTCTCAGAAGAGTCGTCTAAGCTCTAGACCTCAGTCCCCGAGGAAACCCGAGTTCTCAGCGAAGCCTTCGGCAGACTTCCCGCCTTCGGCGGAAAGATCTCAGACGTCCAGATCAGCACCCGTGTAGTTGTCTTCGATCGTATCGATACCGTAGATGAAACGTTGGTTTGCATACGCCTTGCCCCGGTATGTGTCTGAGCCTGTCCGGACATCAATTTCTCGAGACGAAAACGGACCCGCGTAAATGTCTTCGTTGAACTTGCACCGTCCGAGCACATTCTCTTGACAATGTTGGTTGAAAATCTGGACGAACAACTTCTGTGGGATACACTTGTCCGGTCCGTACACCACCTTGTCGCTCGCCAAAAAGTGCTGCAGTGGGTTTGTCACCGTCGCCACCTGCGCCTGTACAGTCTTGAAATACGCTGGCAAAACACCCCAGATGTCCTTCTTCGAATACTTGCCTGCATAGTCCAGGTAGGCCCGAACGCACTTGCACAGGATCGCCGGAATCTCCGCCTCGAGCTTACCATCGAGCTGCGGATCTGGCTCCGCCACCTGGCGTGCAAAGTTCCACGTCACGAGACGGCGAAGCACCGATCCGGAGTTGTCGCGATAGCTCGGCACCTCGTTACCGCCGAGGATACCAGGCACGTTCCACGTCATGCTCAACGCCTTTTCATTCTTGCGCGCGATGGACACATCCTCACCCGAAACCATCGATTGAAACTCCGCCTGTTCGAGCGCCAAGTCACCCTTGACCTCGGGGCTGATGAACATGAATCCGTCGTGAATCGACCACAGACCAAACTTCTTCTCGATGTTGTTTGAAAGCGTACGAACATCCTCCGAGTCGTAGAACCGCTTACACACCTTGGTGATGATGGTCGACTTGCCGGATCCGGCGATACCCTTGAGAAACGGAATCACCTGCCAAGCATCCATGTCGTTCGTGTCGAAACACAGACGCCCGATGAACACGTACATCCACTCCATCACCTCCTTTGAAAAGCGCTGGTACTCCATGACCGACTGAATAACCGGCGTTTTGATATCCTGCCAGCGTTCGGTAGCCATGATTTCCTCGGGGAACTCCTGGTCGAAAAACTTGCAACTCACGACCGTCGGATCGAGCGTCGCAATCTCTGGCGAACCGTACCGGTAAAATCGTGAGACTTGTCCCTCCGGAGACCAATCCCGACCCGCAAAGATACCGTTCGTGAACGACCACACGTGGCGATTCTTCTGAATCTCGGGAAACTGAATGTCGCGACACATCGACAGGTGAGTCACCGTGTCCCGAACGATACCACCCTTGCTCGTCAGGTTGCGCCACATGTCATACTTGTCCTCTTTTTGGGTGTAAAAATACACAAACTCCTTAATCTCCATCACCGGCTTCCACGCGCGGGTCAAGTGGCCATCGGGCGTCTCAATCTGCTTACAACACTGACCCTTGTACCGCTTCATTTTTTGGGTATACGTCTTGTTCAATAGGTACAGCAACAGCCGCTGGTACGGGCTGGCATCATCCTCCTCGTCTGGAGAATCCATCGTCTTGCAACGGAAAAGCGAAGAATCCATATCACCAGCCATCGGGGCGACTGTCGGGCTGTTGATTCTTTCAAATGACCGGACGTACCGGAAAATGATTTCGTAAGCGTCGTCGGCAGTTTCGATGAGACGCATCAGGCGGTGCGCGATGCGAAACTCATCACCGTTGACATCCTCGGAAGATTTATCCTTGATTCCCAGTTCGCTCGAACGATGATACAGCTCGGAGAAGAGGTTCACCAGGCGACGCTTCTGTTCCTGAATCCGCTCCAGATCGACATTCTGGGGCATACCGTTCGGGTCCAGCTCGTCATCCCGGAAGAATTGTCTAAATCCATTGGTGAGCGGTGCAAACCGGTCACCTTTACAGGTGAGACCCATCTTTTCCTCGAGTTGACCGATAAAATGTTCGAGACGTTCTGGGATGAGACTTGACACCTCAGAACGCATGACTTCCATGCGAATTTCGTGCGCATGTTCTGCTGGTTGGTCCCGGTCGAGTGTGTGCACGTCAGCCGGGACCATCATAGTACAAGAGCGTTATATTTTTTTAAGGGGACATGACCCCGGGCGGAGCCATTTCAGTACCTAGGATACTTGTTGTGACTTCTCAGATACGTCAGTTCATTGACAGGTCCGTAAACACGTCTAGGAAACGCCTTCTCGAACGTGACGCGCCGGGTGTTCGGAACACCAGGAAGAGCGCGCAGCGTAAGCAGAGCTGCCGCCTTGCGTCTGTTCATGATCCCAGGACGTGCCGCACGCCAGCGTCTCTGAAGAACGGTCGCCGCGACAGCCTTACGTCTGATTGCAGCCAGTTCTCTGGCCATGTTATTGAGTTTGTTGTACGCGTTGATGATGTTCTGGCGTTTGTTCGGATTCCATTCAAAATACACACGGACGCCGTGTACCCAGGAACCACCGCGAGTCAGGTTCTGGTTGTCATTGCTGAACGCATTGTTAAAGTGGGTGTACACCTGGTTATAGGTGGGCGCATTGTGTTTCTTGACTTCGTTCGTACGTCTCAGCTTTCCTCTACCTGCGCGCTGAAGAGCGGCATGGACCGCTCTCCATTTGGTCATGGTGTTGTTCAGTGTTGCCACCATGTACTAAGTACTCAGAAATTTATGCAGGCGCGGCAATGTGATGTGGCTGCACTTTGCAGTCGCAGCCCTTCATGTTGCCGACAGCCGACAGCAGCTTCACCAGGATAAGGTTCTGCTTCTCCAGCTGCTTGACGATAGCCTCGGTCGCATCCTTCAGGCCAGCCAGGGAGGTGGCGATGGTCTCGCCGTCGTCGGTCGTCAGGAAGTTGGCGAGCGCCTCCATCGGGTCCATCATCTCGTCAAACTCATCCTCGCCCTCAGCATCCAGGTCAATATCGGGGTTCTCATCGTGGTCAGCCATTTATAGTACAGTGACATAAATGTTTAGGCCTTGAGGCGCGCCTTAGGTCCGCCCTGCGTCCAAAATTATTTTCTTGGCTAAGAGTACAAACGCGACCATGGCAGGAGGACTTATGCAGCTCGTAGCTTACGGTGCCCAGGATGTTTACCTGACCGGTAACCCCAAGGTGACTTTCTTCCAGGCTGTGTACAAGCGTCACACCAACTTTGCGATGGAGCTGATCCAGCAGACGACCAACGGCTCGCCCTCCAGCAGCGGCCGTGTGTCCGTCACGATTGCCCGCAACGGCGACCTGGTCGGCAACATGCACGTGGCTCTGACCCCCACGTCCAACGTGCTGACCTCCAACAACTCCGTCTTCGACACCAACTGGGTGGCTGAGCGTGCCATTGCCGCCGTTGAGCTGACCATCGGTGGCCAGCGCATCGACAAGCACTACCAGACCTGGTGGCGCCTGTACGCCGAGGTGTTCCTGAACGAGTCCGACAAGTACGCCTGGGGCAAGATGACGACCGCAGCCAAC